TGGAAGCTCACCCTTGAAAATAAGCATGAGTTTACTTTCCCACATGATGGTTGGAATTATTTTGAAAACCTAACAGAAGCTTGTGCATTTTATAACATAGATGAGGAAGAATATAGAGAACATTTATTTCCTTCTTTAGAAGAAATTCAAACCTGAAAATAACAATTATTATAAATATAAACATGAGAACAATAGAAAAACTTTTCAATAATCTTGTCAATAATGATGAGATTTCCGCTCTTGAATCCTTTAATTCCGCGATTCAAGACAAATTAAACCAGGCAATGGAAATTAAAAAAGTTGCTATCACAGCAGATGTTTTTAATGAGTCTTCTGATATTGACGAAAATTACGAAAGAGCAATGAAGGCGAGAATGGCTATTAGTAATACTAAAACTTCCATTAAAGCTAAACAAGCTACTTTGGCTTCATATCAACAGTCGCCTAAGGCTTCTACGCCTGAATATAGAGAAAAGATTGCAAAGGTCAAGGATAAACTTGAAGATTTGAAATATATATTGAAGAATCAAGAATCATATTTACAAAGAATACAAACTAAAAAATAATGAAAGATTTAATCAACACTTCTTATAATATATTAATCGGTGCTAATATATCCGAAGCCGTTGAACTTGATGAAGCTAAGTTAGAGAAGCCTAAAGGTACCCCTCTTGAAATTCAAAATCAATTGGGTACAATGATCGCAAAGGCGAAAACCATTAAAGGTATTTCAGATGATGATTATATGTCATGGTATAGCAATCTAGATGATAAGACATACGACAGATGGGAAAAGATGGTGAAGGCTGATCCACAATATAAGAAAGCATATAAACTCGGAACACAAGGTGGTTCTGACAAATCTCCATTTCCAAAGGGAACATTCGCAGCGGCTATTTGGTCAAATGAATATGCAGCTGGTGCAATGGACTCATAATTAAATGAAATTAATCACAGAACATTTAGATTCAGACCTTGACTTTCTTATCGAGAAAGATGAAAGAGGTAACAAGAATACCTTCATCGAAGGTGTCTTTATGCAAGCGGAAAAACAAAACCGCAATAATAGAATTTATCCAAAGTCTGTCCTAGAGGCAGCATGTAACAAATACATTAAGGAGCAGGTTGAAGCAGGCAGAGCCGTTGGTGAATTGAATCACCCTGAAGGCCCCGCTATCAATCTTGATAAAGTTTCGCACAGAATTACTGAACTCAGATGGGAAGGTAATAATGTTGTTGGAAAGGCACTCATACTGAATACACCGATGGGTAATATCGTGAAAGGACTTATGGAAGGTGGATGTAAGTTGGGTGTCTCAAGTCGTGGTATGGGAACAGTTGAAAGCAAGAATAACAAGTCTTATGTAAAGAGCGATTTTATGCTCTCTACTGTGGATATTGTTCAAGATCCGTCCGCACCAGAAGCATTCGTTAACGGAATCATGGAAGGTGTAGAATGGATTTATGAGAATGGTATTCTTAAACCTCAACAGATTGAAGAATATGAGACTGAAATTAAAAAGGCATCAAGTTCTGAACTTGCAGAAGCTCAGAAGAGAGTCTTTAGTGATTTCCTCTCCAAACTCTAATCATTAATAAAATAAAGCTATATGGAAAATCATACAGAAAAAGAAGATATCATTGAAGATATCACTGAAGAACAGCTTATTGCTAATGAAGAGCTTGAACAGGATTTACCTGAAGAAGTCTCTGAAGAAGCTGAAGTTGAACAGTCTTTTGATGATTCTATCAAGTCAATTCTCCTCGGCGAAAAGAAAGCCGTAAAGAAGGAAGAAGAAGACGAAGATATGGAAGAAGAAGACGAAGAAGAAGAAGAAGATGAAGAAGAAATGGAAGAAGCTGTAAAGGTGGATGTAGATGGCGAAGAAATCGCTGCTGGTGTTTCTAAAGAAATCAAAAAGTCTGCGCCATCTAAAGTGTCAGAGCCTAAAGGCAAAGGCGCTCAAACAGATGATTCCGAGCAAGATGGTGAAAAGGCTATCGATGATACCGTTAAGGCTATCAAGAAGTCCGCACCTTCTAAAGCTAAAGTTGCTGAAGCACTTGATCTTCTTATCGCTAACGAATCAGAACTTAGTGAAGATTTCAAATCTGAAGCTGCTACTCTTTTCGAAGCAGCTGTTGCAGAAAGAGCTCTTGATATTCAAGAGAAGCTTGAAGCAAAATACAATTCGGAATTGAATGAAGAAGTTGAATCACTCCGCGAAAGCCTCATTGAAAGAATCGATGATTATCTTTCATATGTGGTTGAAAGCTGGATTGAAGAAAATTCTGAGCAAGTTGAAAATACACTTCGCACAGAAATCGCAGAAAACTTCATGACTTCACTTAAAGATTTGTTCATCGAGAATTATATCGAAGTTCCAGCTGAAAAGAGAGATCTTGTTGAAGAACTCAACACTATCAATCAAGAAACTGAAACTGAACTCTCTGAAGCTAAAGCTGAGATCGAATCTCTCCAAGAGCAGATTGAAGCATTCGAAAGAGCTGAAATTCTCTCATATGTCTCAGAAGACCTTTCTGAAACTGAATCACACCGTCTCCAAAGCATTTTGGAAGATATTGAATTCGGTAATAAAGAAAGCTTCGAAAAGAAAGCTAAAACAATCAAAAATTCAATCTTTGAATCAAAAGAAGAAACTATTCAAGAAGAATCTTTCTTAGAAGATTCTGAAGAAGAAACAGAAATCGTAATCGAGGGTGCTGATGATCCTCTCAAGAAGCTCCCTGCTTCTATGAGACAGTATGTTCAAGCTCTCTCAAAATAAATATCACAACCAATAACATAGAAAGAAATTAAAAATGTTAAATTCACAAAAAGAAATTCAAAAGTGGGCTCCAGTTCTTGAGCATAAGGACGCACCTGCTTTCCAAGACGAGTATCGCAAGGCTGTAACAGCTAAGCTTCTCGAAAATACAGAAATCGCTCTCAGAGAAGAAAGATCACAAGCTAGTTTCCTCAATGAGAACAATGTTACTACTGCAGCTGTTAGTAAGTTCGATCCAGTTCTTATCTCTCTTGTACGTCGTGCAATGCCAAATCTCATCGCTTATGATGTAGCCGGTGTTCAGCCAATGTCTGGCCCAACTGGTCTTATCTTCGCAATGAAGGCTCGCTACAATGACCTTACAGCTTCTCCAAGTCAGACTACAATCACTACTCTTGATCCAGAAGCACTCGGTCTTCAAGAGCCTGCTACTGCATTCTCTGCTGGTGGTGCTTCTACACCTGGTGGTACATCAACTGGTGTTGCAACAGCAACTGGTGAAGGTGACTTCTTCAATGACATGGGATTCACTATTGAGAAAGCTACTGTTGAAGCTAAGACTCGTGGTCTTAAAGCTGAATACACAATGGAGCTTGCTCAAGACCTTAAGTCTGTTCACGGTCTCGATGCAGAATCAGAATTAGCTAATATCCTCTCGACTGAAATCCTTGCTGAAATCAATCGCGAAGTTATCAACACAATCAATGCTAAAGCTAAGCCTGGTTTCCAAAATGACGCAGTATCTCCTATTAACAACACTTTCGACCTTGCTACTGATGCAGATGGTCGCTGGGCTGTTGAGAAGTTCAAGTCATTGATCTTCCAACTTGAGATAGAAGCTAATGCGATCGCTGTTCAAACACGTCGTGGTAAGGGTAACTTCGTTATCTGCTCAAGCAATGTTGCTTCTGCTCTTGCAGCTGCTGGTCAACTTGACTACACTCCTGCACTTGCAGCTAACCTTAACGTAGATGCAACTGGTAACACTTTCGCAGGTGTTCTTAATGGTCGCATGAAGGTATATATCGATCCATATGCTGGTCCCGATTATGCTACTGTTGGATATCGTGGTACAAATGCATATGATGCAGGTCTTTTCTACTGCCCATATGTTCCTCTTACAATGGTACGTGCTGTTGATGAGAATACATTCCAACCTAAAGTTGGTTTCAAGACTCGTTACGGTATGGTTAAGAATCCATTCGTTGAATCTGCAACTAGTGGCGGAGTTGGTTCTGATAATCAGAATACATATTTCCGTACATTCCCAATCATCAACATTAATGCTGCTGGTTAATCATTGATTGTATAACAATCTTTCTGAAGGGGTCTCATTCGAGGCCCCTTCTTTTTTTGTATAAATACTAATATGAGTAATCTAACAGATAATTATAATTTCCTATCTCCCACAGGATTTAAGTTAGTTATTAATCGTAACACTTTATCTAATCTTGAATATTTTGCGACTAGTGTAACTCTTCCAAGTTTATCATTAGGTCAGATTGATGTAGCTAGCAGACAATATAAGGGTTATATCTCTGGAGATGTTACATTTGATGACTTCTCTATTAGAATCGCGATGGATGAAAATATGAAAGTATATAAAGAACTTTATGATTGGGTTTTGAAACACAGAGATACAAATGAACCTATTGTCTATGATGCTACTCTTGTAATTCTAACTAATCACAATCTCCCAAATAATAAGATTCAATTTACTAACTTATTTCCTACATCAATTGGTGGATTAGAATTCAATACACAATCTAGTTCCATCGAATATCTACAAGCTGATGTAACGTTTAGATACGACTATTTTAAAATCCTATAAATAAAATTATATTATGATGAGTTTAAATGATATTTTAGAATCTTGGAAAAAAGATTCGGTGATTGATGAACACGCTTTAGATGATGAAACTATTAAGACATCAAAGTTACATGCTAAATATCTCGAAATCTTTACTCTTTCCAAACTTCAATTAAAGAAGAAAGAAATTGATCTTGAAAAGGTTCGTAAGGATAAATGGTTATACTATACTGGGAAAATGACCAAGGCTGAAATGGATATGAGAGGCTGGGCCTATGATCCATTCCAAGGTATGACAAAGCCTTTAAAATCCGAGATGGAACTGTATTATAGCACAGATGAGGACATTATTAAAGCTAGGTCTGCGATTGAATATCAAAAAGCAATCATTGATACTCTCGAAGAGATAATGAATAATATTCGATGGAGACATTCTCACATCAAGAATGTTATCGAATTTCGTAAATTTACATCTGGAATCTAATTCTTGTTTCTTGCCAAACAAATCTAGTTAGATGTCGTTTCGATTAAACCAATTATAATGACTTTACTATAAGATGTAAAGAAGATACTGATGATATATATCAAAAAGAAGAATGAAGCCACCTTGTATATAACAAGTGATGATTCTGGTATCTTGATGGA